CGCGAGTTCATCAAGATCGCCGTCGAGCTCGAAGTCGGGAAACGCGTGGCCGAGGTTCAGGCTCAGGCACCGGTCGAAACGCGCGCGGCTGACCCGATCGTTGGTCCGGCCGGCCGGGACGGCGTCGATGGCAAGGACGGCCGCGACGGGAAGGACGGCGACCGCGGGGAGCCGGGCGAGCGCGGGGCCGATGGCCTCTCGGGTCGTGACGGTGCGCCGTCCACGGTGCCAGGCCCACGCGGCGAGCATGGCGAACGCGGTGCGGACGGTATCGCCACGGTTGCCGAGTTGGACGCACGGATCGAGGCGCGGTTCGCGGAGCTCCAAGTGCGGACCATCGCGGACTCGTATCAGGGCGTGTTCGAGCCCGACAAACTCTACGCGCGCGGGCTGCTCGCGACGTGGGGCGGCTCGCTGTGGCTGTCGATGAATGAGACGCGGTCGAAGCCCGGCGAGACTGGCGACTGGAAACTGATCGTAAAGCGCGGCGCGGACGGAAAGAAGTAGATGCCAGACCTCGTGTCGCTGGTCGAGCTGAAACTGTATCTCGGTGACGCGCCCGCGTCCGCCGACGATACGCTGCTGACCGCGCTCCTGAACGACGTGGAGGCGCTCTTCGAGAGCGTGACGTTGCGTGCGCCCGGCTCGTACACGGCGGCGGCGTTGGCGCGGACGGACGTCCTCGACGGCACGGGTTCGTCACGCCTCTACCTCACCTACCCGGTCAGCGTCCTCACGTCGATCAAACTCGGCTACGATCCCGCCGTGCCTGACGTCACGCTCGACACCACGAACAAACTTGTCGTCGTCTACGGCGTCGGGTCGCGCCTCATCACGCGCACCGATGGCGGGTGGTTCGGGACTGTGCGCCAGCCGCGCTACGTCCATGTGCTGTACGACCACCTCGGCGATCTGCCAGAGGGCGCCAAGCTGGCGATCAAGTCCGTCGTGGCGTCGGTGTACCGCACCCGCGGCTCTGAGGGGATGAAGTCGGAAACGGTGGGCTCGTTCTACAGCTACACGCGGGACGATGTGCAGGCGGCGACGGCGACTGACCCCTTCTGGCAGGCGGCGGTGGCGAACAATACGCCACCGGTGCTCGCATGAGCGGCGCTTCCCGCGATGACATGGGCCGCTTCCTGACGTTCAGGGACTACGCGGAGCACTACTCCGGCGAGACCGGCTTCTACGGCCCGCACGGCTGGTGCATCCGAGCGTGCAGCGCGGCGGACCAAGTTATTGCGGCGTTGCGCGCCGACTTGGAAGAAATGAAGAAGGTGCTCGCATGAGTCTGCGCGGAGTGCTGATGCGGAAGGGCGCCGCGGTGACGTTCTCGAAGACGGTCGTCGCCTACGACGCCGCTACGGATACGAGCACGTCGAGTACCAGCACGGTCGCGGGCTTCGCGATGCGGATTCAGGGCGACCCGGACGAATACGCCAGGCTTGGGCTGATCCAGTCCGAGCACCCGATGCTGTCCTTCGAGCCGACCACGCCGGGGCAACTGCCGCCACTGGGCGCGACGGTGGTCTTCGGCGGCGAGACGTTGACGGTCGAGGATGTCAACCCGTGCGCGATGGACGGTACGCCGACGTCCGCGCACATCCGGTGCAGCCGATGACCTTCACGGCCAGCATCCAGCAATTCGCGCTCAAGGTCGAGCAGCGCGCCAAGGCGGTGCACATCAACACCGCGATCGAACTGCAGCGCTCGATCAAGTTCGGCTCCGCGATCACCGGCGCCCCGCCAATACCAGTGGCGGCGTCGAATTGGGACGCGGCCGGGGCGCTCCGGGATTCAGTCACGCTCCGCTATCCGGACGAGCATACGGCACTCGTGTTTACGACCAAGTGGTACGCGCCGGAGGTGGAGGACAACGCGAAGGGGGTCCAGTTCCACAGTGGCGCCCCGCATGGCTGGAAAATGACGATCGCCGCGTTCTCGCGCGTCGTCGATACAGTCGCGACTCGCACAGCGGGGGCCAAGTGATCGACGAGGTTTTGATGCAGTTAGCCCTTCGCAGCAAGGCGATGACACTCGTTGTCGCCACAACGGGGTCCGTCACGCTCAGTGCGACCGCGACTGGCTACGCGCGCACGACGGGCTCGTTCGTGACGGATGGTCTCTATGCGGGCATGGAGATCACGCCCGCGGGATTCGCGACCAACACGCCGCGCGTGATCACGGCTGTCTCAGCGCTCGCGGTCACGGTGAGTGGCGCGGTCACGCCAGAGGTGGCCGCGGGTGGTCGGTCGCTCACCGTCGGGCTCCCGACCTCGCGCGCGTGGGAGAACGTCGCCTTCCAACCGACGGCTGGCGTGCCGTGGGTGCGCGAGGAATTCCTCCCCGGTCCCACCGCGCAAGTCACGATCGGCCCGCTGGGTGAGCTCGAGGCGACGCCGATGTACGCGCTGTACGTGAACGTGGAGGCAGAGACGGGGCTCACGGCGAAGCGATACGTCAACGCGCTCCGCGTGCTCTTCGCGCCTCGCACCGCGATCGTGCTCGCGAACGGGAACACGCTCCGTGTGCGAGCGGACACCGGCCCCTACGCCGGGCAGTTGCAACAGAGCCAGCCAGGATTCTCGACGCAACCGTTCACGATCCCGCTGCGCTTGCGCTCAGCAAACGTCATTTAACCGAGGAACGCTCCGATGGGTCAGACTGGCAAGAACTATTATTTCGCGATCAAGGCCGAGCCGGTCTCCATCGGAACGCCCGATGCGACGGTCACTGGCGCGGCGAAGATGCGGCTCAACGCCATCACGGCCCCGCATCTCGGACAAGCCCTCATCATGCCGAGCGAGATCCGCGCCGACGGCAAAACGAACCTCCCGCGGCTCGGTACGCAGGCCGGCGACGGGACACTCGTGGCCGACCTCCGGCCCACGGAGCATGACCCGTATCTGGAAGCGTCGCTGCGCGGGACGTGGGCGGCGAACGTGCTCGTCCCCGGCCTCACCAGACGCTCGTACACGGGCGAGATCACCGAGGTGGACATCGACACCTCGACGCTCAGTAAGGGCATCCGGTTCGGCGGGTTCCATCTGACCGGCGCGCCCGACGAGCCGTGTCACATCGAGTACCCGATCGCCTTCATCAAGCAGTCCATCGTCACCGGCGCGTCGTCCCCGTTCTACACCACGCCGTCGGTCGGCACGACGGAAATGATGGTGGCGACGGACGCCGCGATCACGATCGACGCGTCGCCCGTGCTGGACCTGACCAGCTTCGACCTCACGGTGAGCAACGGGCTGCAGTTGGCGAAGGTGGTCGGCTCGCCGTACTCGCCAGACGTGTACGAGTCGAACTTCACCATCTCGGGGACGCTCACGGCGCTCCGCACGACCGCGGCCCGGCAGTCGGCCTATCTCGCCGGGACCCCGTTCGCGCTGGTGCTGACGTTCTCCGTGCCAGGTGCGGCGAGCACACTGGCCTTCACGTTCCCGAACCTCTTGGCGACCGACTTTACCCTGCCCTTGGGCAACGACGGCCCCGCGGTGGCAACGATCAACGTCGCCGGTGGTGTGGTCGGTGCCTCTGAGATGATCTCCATCACCCGCGTCCCGTAACCGAGGGCCTGACGAATGATCGACGAGAAAGGCAAGCGCATCGCGAAGCCGGCCGACCCACCGATCCCGCCGCACATGCTCGACGGATTCAACGACGCGCAGCGAAAGGCGTTGGGCTTGGACGAGCCGGAGAAGGAGAAGTCGGCCGAGCCCGCGCACACGAAGTCGAAGAAGTAGCACGAGCGAAGCGAAGCGAATATCCCCGTCCCCCGTCGTGCTCCGGTCCCCGGTCTGGCCGGAGATGCGCCACGGCGGGTGGACGTGGGACCCTCACCTCAATGGAGCGCATCCATGCCACGCACGAGAACACCCACCAAGCCCCGTAAGACTCCGCCGCCCCACGCCAACGGGAACGGAGCCAGCATCGCACCACCGCGCTCGGACGTGAAGGACTTGGCCGAACTGTTCGCGAACAAGACGGCTGTCATCACGATCTGGGACCCGCGCGACGAGTACAGTGTGGTGAAGCGCGACACCGGGTTCCGCTGGGAGATCGCCCCCGTGTGGTCGCGCGAGGCGCAGGATGTCGTCGAGAAGTACCGCGACCAGTTGCGCCGAGTCGACGGCAAGGTCGACCTGACCGACCCCAAGCTGGAAGAATCGCTGCGCGAGCAGATCGTCGCGGTCACGAAACGGTTCTGGCAGGAGCCGGACTCGCTGGACGGGATCGTCCTCGAAGGCGAACTGTTGAGGCCGAGCCCTGAGAATGCGCAGAAGATTCTCACGCATCCGGATCTCTGGTGGCTCGCGCAGGATGTGCAGGCCGCCTATCTGGAGCGCGGACTTTTTTTCGGCGCGCGGCCGAAGACGGCTTAGGAGCATACGCCAAGCATGTCTACGGCCTGGAGCAACGCTGCCCAGACGGCCGAGCCGTTCGGGACCACATCGCGCCACTCGTGCGGCGTGGGGACCCGGACGCCATCGCGCTGCTCCATGGGCCACCGTTCCCGCGCTCGCTCCACTACCTATTCAACCGATTCGCGGAATTGCTCCTCTGGTGCGACGGTCGCCCGACGTGGAAGGACATCCATCCGTGGTCGACGATGATGCAGTATGCGTTCTCCCCGTGGGAACTCCGCGCGTTGCGTCAGATCAGTGACGCCTTCTTCGCATCACAGGTGAGCGATGGCAACTGATATCGCCACCCTCGCCATCAAGGTTGAGGCGGGGGACGTCGTCAAGGCGACGACATCGGTCGGCACATTGGGCGTTACTGCCGGGAAGACGGAGGCCGCAACCACGCGGCTGACCCGTCGCATGGCGCTGCTCGAGATCGAAGCGCGCCAGATGGACTCGGCGATGGGGAAAGGCGGACGCGCGATCGCGGCGGCTGGCGCGCAGATGGACAAGGTGTCCGCGTCCGCCTCGCTGATGAAGAACGCCTTCGCCGTGCTCGCGGGGTCGTTGGTGCTGCGGGAGTTCGTCAGCCTCGCCGATACCTATACGAACCTCCAGTCTCGGCTCCGGCTCGTTACCACGGGGACGGAGAACCTTGCTGCGGTGCAAGCGGCGCTGTTCGACCAAGCGCAACGTACACGGACCTCGTTCGAGTCCACAGCGGATCTCTATACCCGGCTTGCCCGTTCGGCGAGTGGGTTGGGCGCCTCGCAGGCGGATCTGGTCCGTGTGACGGAGACGATCAATAAGGCGATGATCATCTCCGGTGGCTCGGCTGCATCGGCGCAGGCGGCACTTCAACAGCTCGGGCAAGCGTTCCAGGAAGGGAGGCTCCGGGGCGACGAGTTCAATTCCGTCGTGTCACAGGCGCCTCGCTTGGCGGAAGCCATCGCGACCGGAATGGGGATAGCGACGAACGATCTGCGGGCGATGGCGGAAGCGGGGAAGCTCTCCGCCAAGGCCGTGTTCGATGCCTTGAAAACGCAGGCCGATGCGGTGGACTCGCAGTTCGCGCAGATGCCACGGACGATCGGCGGCGCGATGCAGCAGATCCGGAACGAGATCCTCAATACCGTCGGCAGCATGAACGACATGTCCGGCGCCTCGGGCGGGATCGTCACGGCGCTGGACGGGATTCGGGGCGCCATTGGTCCGATGGCGCGGGCGGCGAATGCGTTCTTCGGCGGGTTCGCCATTGCGGCGGCTGATGCGGCGATCGCCGTCGCGAAGATTGAGCAGGGCGTGCTGAAGCTGCAGGGCGGGATGGCGGTGGCGCTCCGTGCTGCAGGGGCGCAGAAGCTTGGCGACTGGCTGTTCGGTGGCGCGGCGACAGGACTGAAGGACGGCGCCGATGTCATCCGGATGCTCGAGTCGCAGCGCGACGCGATTATCAAGCGCGTCCACGCTATTGCTCAGACGGGCGCCGTATCGACCACGGCGGTGGCGGGCGTGAAGCGGTTGACGGAGGCGACGGACGAGCAGAAGAAGGCGATGGACGCGGTGCAGGCGGCGACCGATCGGTATCATAGTTCCTTACAGGCCAAGAACGCCGACGCGTGGAACGGTATCCAAGCGGCGAAGGCCGACAACGCCGCCACGCGCGAGATGATCGCGGCGATACGGGACGGTGAGGCCGCGGTCGAGCGTGTCCGCATCGCGCAGGCGGGCGAGCAGGCGGTGCGCGAGAAGGGCGTCGGGATCAGCGAGCGGATGGCGGCCGGTATCCGTCGTGAGGCTGAGGAGCGCGAACGGCTCGCGATTACGCTGGGGCACGTCCAGAACGCGCAGGCCGACGCGGACCGGGATCGGGAGCGGGCAGCCGAGGAGGCTGCGCGCGAGGTAGAGCGCCGGGCGAAGGACATCCGACGCGCGACCGTCTCGAACATCGAAGGCATCCTCACCGACATCTCCACCGGCCGGAACCCACTGATCGCGCTGGCCGAGGGCTTCAAGCGCGCGATGATCCGGGCCATGTCCGAAGCGCTGGCGGAGAAGTTCTTGACCAGCAAGTT